CAGACCGACCGGCATGTTGTCCGACACGATGATGGTCATGCCGTGGATGGTGCCGAACAGGGTGTTGGTTGCGGCGGGCGGCAGATAGCCAAGCTGCGCCTTCTCAAGGAAGGTCTTCTGCGTCGAGTGCATGACGACAGCGACAGCCTTCTCCGAAGCGTCGCCGAACAGCGCCTTACCGTCGATCATGAGATCGTAGGAGGCAACTTCGGTGCCGCCATCGACGGTGTAGGCCGAACCAGCGGTGACCGCGAGAGCCGACAGGATCGTGGTGACGTGCTTCTTGCGACGCTCGATCCAGTAGCGCTCAACGCGCGACGCGATCTGCGGCATCACGTCGATGCCACGTAGGGTCGAGGTGATGCGGTCGGAACCGAAAACCTGATCCTTGTAGTTCAGCTTCGCCTTCTGCGAACCACCAGTGATGCCGTGAATCTCGGCAAGGACGGACGGGTCGAGGTTGGCGGTGTTCTCTTCGATCGCTGCGTCGAGCGGGTTGAGGAAGGGAACCGAGATATCAGCCGAACCGGCCTGTGCCAGCGCGTCAAAGCGAGCCGAACGGACAACGACCGGCGAGGTCAGAATGTCGTCGTTGTAGAACTCACGACCGATGAAAGCAGCGGCAGCGTTAACAGCCGCCGCGCTGAAGTTGGGAATATCCGAGAAAAGGGTATATGCCACAGTGAAACTCTCCAAGTTGAGTGTTGAGCCGACACCCAAGCTTGGAGTCGGAAATGCTTTCGCATTCCCTTTATTTATACAGACGGCTCAATCGGCTTGACTTACGGCAGAGCCTTCAATGCTGCACACTTTGCTTCATCAAAACCGAACGTCGGGATGAGCGTATCGCGCTCCAACTTCGGCAAGTTCATGAAAGTAGTGATGTTGAAGTTGTCCTTCGTCATCGCGGCGGGACCACTGGTGTCAGTCGCGCCAGTAGCGCCCGAACCGGTCGAACCACTTGCGGGAGCCCAGACCTTGCCGCGCTCGCTGGCGAGCAATTCGGTCAGGTAGTCAGCAACACCCTGACCGCCGATGGAAGTCGTGCCTTCTGCATCGTCATACTTGGCGCGAGCCTTCAACAGGTCGATCATATCTTCGCGCATGTCGCCGCGAATGTTCGCCCCAGCGACGGCAGCGGTGATCGCGCCATCGAACGTGAGCGTCTTGAGCTTGGCGTCGCGATCCTTGATCTGCCCTTCCAGCGTGGACACACGGGCCTTGAAGTCATCGAGGGTGCCGGAGGTCGCGAGGCGATCGGCTTCCGCCTGATCCTTCGCCGTCGCTGCGGCGGTCTTCTCACCCTGTAGGGTGGTGATGGTGCGGTTCAGGCCAGCGATTTCGCCCTTCTGTGCGGCGGTAGCTTCGTTGACCTTGGCGTCGATCATCGAGTTGATCGCGGCCATCTGTTCGTCGTTGAATTCCATGTCAGTCAGTCTCCTGTAAATCACTCCCCGGAATGAGGCTTGAGTTTAGGTGTCGTTGCTGACTGGTCGCCCTGAACTTCCGTCCCTTGCGACCGATCCGCCCCAACGATCTATTTATCAGGGACTATTCGAATGCGTTCGGATGCAGGGCGCGAAGCTCCTTGAGCGTCAACTCGCGACCGTCGATTGCTACGAGATCGGGAAGCGACAGCTTCCCGGATCGGAATAGCTCCGCCTTCTTCTTGCCGAGCATCGAGTTTTGCACTTCGACGCTCTTGGTCTTGACGAAGCGATCCATCGTGATATCGCCACGCAGCGGACCATCCTCGCTGGCGCGGTCGGTCGGCGTCGCGTTCTCGTCCACATCGAGCCCAAGCTCACGCAGCGTCGCGGTCACCGGCTGGCACAGCGAGCGGCAACGAACATGGTTCGGCGGGATCGGACCCTTGCCGATCGGGAACACCTTACCCGACAGGCCCATGCAGGTGACGGTGGTGCGGCTGTCGAGCACCGACAGGTAGCGCCAGCCCTTCACCACGTCGCTGTTCTCGGCATAGGACGCCTGCGCAGCCGTGTTGTGGATATGGGTGACGGCGGTGCGCACCATCGCCTCCACGGACTTGCGAGAGGCGTCCATCACGGACGGGGTGCCGAGCTTCTTCGACCCGACGATATCGCGGACGATTTGTTCGACGGACCTGCCCGACTGGAGACCCGCACGGATCGTGTCGCCCACCTTCGCCTGCGTGTCAGCCGACAGCTTGTCCGCCCACGCCTTGAGGTGCTTGCCGCTCATCGGGTTGGTCGAGACGATCGCCTTGACCATCGTGGGTGCCGGGGAGTGCGTCGGAAACTCGATTTCGAGCCTGACGCGGGGTGCCTCGTCCAGCTTGGCGAGCTTCTTCTTCGCAGCCTTCGTCGCCGGGGCGTCAGCACCCGCGTCGGCGTTCAGGTCGGCGATGGCCTTACGGAGATCGGCACGCAGGGCGTTCCGGCTCGCGGTGGCCTTGGTGCTGACGGTGGCCTTGGCCTGCTTGATCGCCTTGGTGGTGAACGCCACTTCGTCGTCGGCCAGCGCCTGTAGCTCGTCCAGAATCTCGGCATTGGTCTTGGCGTAGGCACCGCTCACGAGGGCGTTGATCTCGCGGATTTCCCGCTCGATCTTGCGCGTCGTGGCAGGCCCGATATCGAGCCCGCGTTCTTCGATGTTCACCAGACGGCGAGCAAGCTCACCCCGCAGGTTCTTGAGCGACTTGTTGAGGCTCTTGACCGCCCGGTTCTTCAACCCGGTCGCGTAGCTCGTCAGATAGACGAGGTGCGGGATCAGAAGATCGCGAAGCTCAAGCTCGAAATCGTCATTCTGCATCGTCGTCTTCGTCGTCGGTCGGATCGGCGTCGAAGTCGTTGACCGGGACACGCAGGGCGTCCGCCTCGCGACGCTCAAGCTCCTCCTCCCACGTCAGCGCTTCCGGGAGCAGACCGGCAGACTGGCGGAGGGTGAAGTAGGTCTCGCTGGCAAGCTCGCCACGCTGATTGTCGCCCGCCAGCGCGGTGAGAAGCTGCGGCGAGATATCGGCCACGCGATAGTCGGTGTTGAGGCTGAACGCGCTCTTGAGCGCCTTGTCGTCGCCGCCCTGCCACCATTCGAGCCACTGGAGCACGTCGGTGAGCTTGCGCGACATGGCGCGTGCGGCGGATGCCAGAGCCGCCATTTCGGCCTGACGACGCATCTGCACGGTCTCGACAGCTTCGGCATCCTTCTTCTCTGAGCCGAGAACCTGCTGACCTACCTTTGCGAGCCGATCTTCGATCTTGTCGCGCTTGCGTTCCAGCGACTGAACGCCAGTGCCCTTGAACTCGGCATAATCGACCTTGCCCTGCGGGTTCGACAGAATCCAAGCGTCGGGTCCGCCGATTTTGAAGCCAGCGGCGACCGCGTTGTTCACGGCGTCGATCGCCGTCTCGATCGGGTTGCCGTCCTCGTCGGTAAGCTGATTATGAGCGCTCTTGATCTGCTCCGGCGTGGGATCATCGATGCCCGACGCCCACAGGATCGCCATGCTCATCCAGTAGTGGATGTAGGTGATGCGGCCTTCGATGCGGTAGTGCTCGACATTGAGCGCGGCCACGTCCTCAAGGAGCGGCTTCTTCGGCTCGATGGAGCCGCCGTCGCGACCAAGGATGATGAAGGGGATGCGGTTGATCGGCTTCCCGCCACGAAGCGGCACGCTCCGCTTCTCCAGCCGGTAGCCGAAGCCCTCGTCGCGCCAGATTTCGGTGACGTAGATGCCGTTCTCGATTTTCAGGACGCGCTGCGTGCGGTCATCGACCTTGAGCTTCACGAAGGAGAGCATCTTGCGGTTGCGCAGCACATTGAAGCCGCGCTGCACGTCGAGAATGTTCTCTGCCGTGAACTTGGCGACATAGGGCTCCAAGCCGAGGTCTTCTTCCTCCTGCGCCGATGCCGCCTCGCCTTCCGGGCGATCGATCATGATGCCGCCGTAGGTCAGCGACAGGGTTTCCGCGACCACCCACTCCACGATATCCGACCAGCTATCGCCCTCGTCGGAAAGCTCCGGCAGGAGCTTCAAGACGTTCTGCGGCACGCCATCCATGACAGCGGGCTTCGAGAGCACCATGCCCTTCAAGCCGTTGAGGGTGCGCTCCGTTGCGGGATAGAAGCTGACTTCATCTTTGTAGACTTCGTAGGCAGTAGCCGACTGGTCCGGTGCCGCGAGCGGAAGATAAACGCTGCCAAGCAGCTTAACCTTGTAGGAGCCCTCCAGCATGTGGCGGACTTGCTTCCAGCGAAGGTGGAACGCACCGATGGTGCTCGACGGAGTGGGATCATAGATTGCGGACACGGAATATTTATCAAGCCCGCCAGAACTGCGCTCCGAAGCTGGCTTGTTTCATTCCATGCTTCACTGCGGGCGGCTCAAGCAGCACGGAGTTGAGCCCGTGGACCAGTGCGTCCAGACGGTCAGGTGATCCCTTGCGACGACGATCGTGGCCGGTCTCGAAGCCGAGTAGCTGCGTTTCCAGCTTGTCGAATTTGCCGCAGTGATGGACGCGCTTCTGCTCGTAGGCGGTGCTGGCACCTTCGGCGCGGATTTCCTTGCCCCGGCTCGCGTGGATGACCTTCACCGGGATGGCGGAGTCGTAGGTGCGGAGGTTGCTCACCACCATTTCGCCACCCTGATTGACTTCGGCGACCACGGTGTTGGCCTTCCATAGCGCGAAGGCATCACCGACCACCTTCGCCCACTGCGGCGGCTGATACTTGCCGCTGTAATCGGCGAGCACGTAGCCGTGGTTGTTCGCATCGCGGGCGACGACGACGATGCCCGTCTCGTCTGATCCCGGCTTGCTGGTAGTGGCAGGATCGACGGCGACTTCGACGCGGGTGAAGCCCTGCTCCCCTATGTCCTTCGGATCGACAGGCGGCAGACGACATTCCGTAATGTCGTTGGAGTGGAACATCGGGTTGTCCACGTCATCATACCACTCGCCTTCCACGAAGCGCTGGCGGTTGACGGCGGAGCCTTCTTCGAGGTCTTCGAGGTAGCCTTCGGCGAGGTTGTCGGCGTTGTCCTTGCCGTCCACCTTGAGCATCACCCACTGCTCCGGGCGGGAGTGCGGGAGGCCGGTGTTCGGGTTCAGCGCCTCCTTGAACGCGGTGAACGTCCAGTGGCGCTTCGACGGCGGGTTGCAGCACATGATGAACTTGAGGCGAAGCTCGTTGCCCGCCGCGTTCACGAGCTTCTGACGCAGACGGGTGCGTAGCTGGTCGATCACGGAGAAGCTGTCGATCAGCGACACCTCATCGATTAGGAGCGTGGCGTAGTCAGCGCCAAGGATACGATCGAGCTTGTTGTCATCGAGACCGGCGAAGCGAAGGCGTGCGGGCTTTCCCGGCTTGCCGTCAGGCCCGATCGTGTCGAGCGTGAGCATCATGGGATCGAGGGTGAGCTTGCCCTTCTTGCGGAGGTATTCCCAAGTGGACGAGCCGTCTTCGGTCGGAAACTTGGCTTCCAGCACGTCGCGGAAGGTTTTCTGAAACAGGATGTTGTTCGCGTCGATCGCAGTCGAGCGAAGGCAAAGATGGTAGCTGCCGGGTGCAGCCGCAGCACGATCAAGAAGTGTGTCGAGAGCGCCGAAGGTCTTGCCGCCACCAGAGCCGCCGTAAAGCAGGATGAACTTGGTATCGCGATTCTTGATTAGGGCGCGGGCTTTCGCCTGTCCGGGGTTGAGCTTAATCACATGATATTTAGTGATAAGCCTCCGACGAGTAGCTTGGGTTGACGCCTGCTTGGAAAAGCAGCGCATCGCGAGTTTGCTGGCTACGCTTCTCGACGGTCAGGTAGCGTTTGAACTCGTGGTCGATGACCGTGGTGAAGAAGGCGAAGGGATTACTGGTCCGGGTGTCGTCAAAGCGGAGAGCATTTTCGAGGCACCCGACGAGAGCGGAGCCGACCATTTCGTCATTGTAGGTGTAGCCGACGTAGTTGCCCCGGCGTCCGATCCGGGTTGCCATCATCTGGATTTGGAGAGCGAGATCGCGGGTCAGTTGACCACGGCGAGCATCGAAGCGCCCCGTCTGCGCATCACCGGACCAGTGGCTGCGGGCGATCTCGCGGCCATCGAGGTAGATGGCGAACGGGACGAAGTTGACCCTGATCTTGTCCTTGCGGGTGCGGTGCCGCCCCTCGCGCGTCACGTTGTCCGGGATATGGTCGTAGGTAAAAACCCGGCATAGTCCCTCTGGCACCAACTCCGTGCCGCTGTGGTCGAAATCACAGTCAATCACGCGCTGCGGTAGTGGTTCGAAGATGGCGCAATAGGAAAGCTTCGACTTCCAGACTTCGGCCATCGTGTCGCGGTTGCTAATATAGTTGGTCTTTTTCTTCACCAACACAGAATACCAAAGTGGGTATATGATCCGCCATAAATACAGCATGGATTTCACAGACGAACAAAGGCTTATGCTTCTATCTGCCAGCACACCGCAAGCTCGACGCCTGCTTGAAGGTCTCTACCGAAAAGCTAACGCAGTTCGGTGCGATGCCGCCAAAGCGGAGAGCTTGACTTCAGCTAATCTTCAGAGCAGTCCTCACCGCGACAATGAAGGGGATGAACAGTGAAACTGATTTTTCAGGTCGCGGCTGGTGTGTTCACCGGGATGATCATGTTCTCGTTCGCGGCGATGATGTTCTTGACCGTGATGGACAGCAACAGCCGGATCGAGGCGCTGGCAAGTCAGGCTGACGCCTCGCGCTGATTAGTCGGCGGAGGGCACCTTCACGATCTTGATCGCGATCGAGTGGCAAGCGGACATGAGCTTCTGCTTGAGCTTGAACACGTCGGTCAGGACGCCCTTGAAGTCCTCCACGACGTAGCCGGTCGCATCCTCGTAGGTGAAGTCGGCTATGTAGCGCGCGATCTTCACGTCGTTGACGACGAGCGGGAACGACACCTGCGTCTTGAGGTCGCGGATCAGGCCCTCCTGCTCGCGCTGGACCAGCACTTCGTAGCGCTTGGCCTCGCCCTTCGACATGAAGCTCTTGTCGCCGACGAGCGTGCGCTTGTTGCCGAATTTAGAGCGCAAGCCACGCCTGCTTGATCGAGAAGGCGCTGACGCCAAACTCGCGGGCGAACCTCGCGTAGGTGCCGTGCTTATAGCCCACCGTTTCCTTGGTGACCCGGAGCTTGTGAAGTTGCGGGACGGTCAGGAGGGGCTGACCCTGCGAACAGGGTCGGCACTGTTTGGACATGCCGCTGCGCAGGTTCTGCCCCAGCACCACGATGCGGCGCGAGCAGTCGCACTGACACAGGTAGAGGGACATTCCCCGCGCGTCGGAGCCGACACGCTCAAGGACGATCCAGCGACCAAACTGTGAACCGGGTTCGATATCCTTCGTCATCGAACCGTTCAGGACAGGTAGAGCTTGGCTTCCGCCGCACGACGGGTGACGAGGCCCTTCATGACCTTGCCGTCGTTCTTCACCCACATGCCGAACGCATCGGCGGCACCGGCACGATCACCAGCGAGGTGACGCTTGAGCACGGTGGACTTGCCGAAGGCTCCGATGCCGATGTTGTAGGCGAGGCTGGTGAAGGCATCGAGTTGGTTTTGGGTGCAGGGCGAGGCGAGCGCGGCCACCTTCATGCCGAAGCGCGTCACGTCGCGAGCGAAGCGCTCGTCAGCCTGATCCTTGGTCCAGACGGTGCCCTTCTTGATATCAGAGCCGGTGCTGCCGTAGCCAATCGTCCACGGCGTGCCGTCGCGTGATCCCGGATCAGGATACGCATTAAGTCGCAGCCCCTCGTGGGACTTGATGGCCTCGATGCCAGCTTTGCTCGGAGTAAGTGCGGGTTCGTTCTTCACCCGATATTTAGTCGAGCGAGCTTAAACCTCTGGCTTATTGCCTATCCTGTGTGGCGGGCAGGATGGAGGCTCAATTCAACTTCACTTCCTAACCAAGAACTATCATGTTTAAGGGTGAAAGCACCCTGCCCGCGCTTGACTATTTAGAGAGGTGCCCATGTCATTCCGAGCGCTTGGTCTGGCGGACCCGCCTGTCCCCATCCTCGTCCACCCTGATCAGGCGGGCTTCAGCCATGAGCCGGAGGATGATCGAGGCGTGATCGTCTCCCATCACTTCGTCTCCGCCTTGCGCTTGCGCTCAAGCGCCCATCGGGCGGTTCGCGCTTGGTCGATTTCTTCCATGCGCTGTTCCGTCATGAACCACTGTGCGAGCGACTTTTCCCCTTTCTCGCCCTCCGCCACCAAATCGTTCACCCGCTGCCGGGTGAAATCCGGTGCAAGCCGCAACACCGCGTAGTCCTTCGGCATACATTCGAAGCCGAGCCGCCAGCCCTTCCGATCCACGCAGCCGAAGCTGACAGGCGGGTCGCACCCGAGCACGTTGAGGGCGTAGGCGAGTTGCCCGCGCGAGACAGGCGACGCCTTGGCGCTGATCGGATCGATGCTGCGCACCACCTTGACGTGATCGTGAAGCCCGTCGTGGCCGTATTCGAGAGGGATGAAGTTCTCCACCTCCCGGATCGGATAGATAGACACGTCGGCGAACAGCGCCTTGGTGTGTGTCAGAAGCTCCGAGCACCACGGCGTGTTGCCATCCCACCGCGACAACGGGAACGAGACGAACACCGCGACTTCGCCGGAATACTGGTTCGTTCCGATGACCTTGAAGCCCTCCACACCCGGCAGGGTGAAGATCGGGAGCCACTTCGTTGACTCGTTGTAGAAGCGACCGTGCTGACGCATCGCCTCCATCGCATCCTTGCGGGTCATGCCAGCACCAGCCGCGCGATCGTCGCGTCCTGCTCATCGATTTCGTCGGCGCGTTCGACTTCGAGGATGACGGCGAGCGCGTCGTCGCGGTCCACGCCGATCCAGTTGAAGAAGTGGCCGAGCCCACGATCGAGCATGAGGCCGCACCAGTCGCCCGCCAACTCGTTCCAGATGCTGCCCCCGGACGCACGCTGGTCGTCGTAGGCGGTGTAGGGGAACGGCTTGGTGGGATCGAAATCCCACTGGTTCACCTCCTCGTATTCGGCGGTGAAGTCTGCGGACTGAAAACGAGTTTCCTCCCGCACGGTCCAGCTATCGGCGTCGCGACGGATCGAGTGGGTGATCGTCACGCCGTCCACAGTCGCGCGGCTGATCTTCCGGCGCTTGGTGGCGTTCCACGGACCCATCATCTTGCCACGGCGATCCAAGAGCGGAGCACGCTTATCGGCGGTCGCGCCGATCTGCTGATAGATGCCCGTCTCGATCAGGAGGGCGATATCGTTGTCGATGGCGAACAGGGTCACTTGCTGCACTCCCGCTGCCACTTGGTGCGGAATGCCTCCGCCTGCCGCTCGATCATCGCGCGGTGAACGGCCTCGTTCTGGCGGGCCTTCTGCATCTTGGACCGAAAGACGTGGCCCATCGGGAACATGGTCATGGCGCGTTCCTTCGTTCGGCGAGGGACGCCCCGCCGTGAGTTAAATCAGTTTCTGCATGGGTGGTCGGGTTAGACGGTTCGCTCGCTGTGCGGCCACCGCCCGACGTTCTCGCGGTTGGTGTCCCACCAGCCCTTCACCGCCGCCTCATCGAAGTGGCCGATCCGGGTGGGTGCCGGGAAACCTCGATCGGAGCGCCAGCGGTAGAAGGTGGCGCGGCTCGCCCCCGTGAGGGCGAGGATATCTTCGACGTTCATGCCGCCTCCGCTTCCGGGGCGGGCATGGAGCCGTCCGCTTCACCTGCGGTCTGGATGGCGGTGAGCAGCGGCTTGAGAGCGGAGTAGCGAACCTTGCCCCGGATCAACCGGCCATCATTGCCGAAGCGATAAGCCTTGCCGATCAGGTGAAGCACGTCGCGCTTGCCGTAGCCCATCTTCACCTTGGTGGCGAAGTCGTCGAAGTCCAGCCAATCGATCTTCATGGCGCACCACTGTCCAAGCACGTCATCGAAGCCGACCTGAACCGCACCGGCCACAGTCGGATGCGGTTCCAAAGTCATCGTTTTGGAATGAAGCACCTGAACGCGATCCGGGAAGAGACGAAGGACGAAAGCGCTACCGCCTTCGACTTCAAAGACAACGGTGCGAGCATCGTTCCACTCGATCTTGATCTTGTTCATGGTGTTTGTCCTGTTGTTCGTTGCTGTTGAGACGCTTGTGTCATGAGACATTTCGGAACTGAAGCAAATTCTGACCGAACTGTGTAGATTCCGAACTGTGTAAACCTATAATCAATTATAGCTCCTGCGCTGCTGATCATCGGTCTTGTCTCGTGATACTTGAAACAGCCGCCAAAATCTCGCCGGTGTCACTCGTGCAAGCCTGTCCGTCACTCGTGGTGGGAAAGGATCGGGTAAGAACCTCACGCTACGAAGCGGGCATGGATGAGGATCGCGAGAGGGGGAGGATCGCTTCGACGGCGACGAAGCGGAAAGCCGCCGTCGAACACGCGAAACTGATTTTACCTCATGTCCGAGCGGCGATTGCCGAAGCCCGACGCACCGATCGCGGGGACAGCCTGCGAGCCATCGCGACGTGGCTCAACGACCGGGA